ATGCGACATGAATGGCTTTCGATGGGAGGTTTCCCTGCCGATATAGATGCCGAACTTGCCTCTCGTCTTACCGCAGAATGGGCAACGGGGGACAATCAGGTTCTTGCCGCTTCCGTCTCGCTTGGCTCCTGTCTCCCTGATAATCTCCGCAATTAAATGCTGTTGTTCCTGTACCGATAGTTCCATACTAAGGTATAGGACATTCAACCAGCATCAGATTATGGAAAATGCAAAAAAATACGGTTGCCGTATCGACGGAACCGTAGTATCAGGTCTGTTTGTAGAATCAGCAATAGCGGCAATCGCCGTCTTGACCACACAGACAATGGTCAAGCCCTGATTCCAAGCTCTGACATGCTTTCGATATAATGACCGGAACCGATATTGTGATTGAATGACTTTCCCTGGCTGTTCAGACAGACGTTGATGATACGCATATCCCGTTTACGGGCTTTAGCGATTGTATTGGCGGTTCCGCCCTTTATTCCGTCAAAATAGCAGACCAGGGTCGAGCTGTTCGATACCAGGACTTCATTCCGGCGGTCGAAGCAATCACGGGTGTATTCAGGACAGACAGCATATATCTGTGCAGAAGCCGCCATAATGCGGGCGTACATTCGATAATAGGCGGTATCTTTTGTGGTCTTGGGAATGTAGGCCGGGACAGCCACAATTTTCAGGTCAGGCAATTCCAGGTGCATCTCCAAAACAGCTTCGCCACCCCAGATGTCGAATCCGTCTGCCATCCCCGTGAGATACACATCATATCCTTCTTTATACAGAAGGCGGATAATAACTTTCAGCCGTTCCAGAACGGTTCGGTGTACGGCGTCCATAAGATAATTTATCCCTCTGCTGGACAGGCTTTCCATAATTTTTTGCGGGCGATAACCGGTGAAGGCGACAGTTCTGGCCGGATCTATCGACGGAATGGCAATGGTATTCAAAGTCAAGGTTTGTGGCTGGTGTAAGGTGTGTTTTTATGAGCCAATCTCCTCACTGCCTCCGACAATAAAAAATCCCGGACGCAGGTGCAACTCCGTTCAGTCGGCCTTAGGAAGCCTGCGTGGTAGTTGCCCTTACGCCCGGGAAGCTCTTACCGATATGGCAAGAACACCCCCGAGTTTCAGACAAGATTTACACCACGCTATAAATTTCCTAAGTTTACTGAACGGTATAAAGGATGTCTTTGACCCTTATGTCAATATGTTGCGGCATCAGCCGTCTGTCTCAATTCTATCTACATAAGTCGTATATTTCAAATATATTTATTCAAGTTGTACAAAGATACGATTTTGAAAACAATAAAATGCCAATATCCTGAATATTTTGGTATACGAGCGTTCTTATTGCTTACTCCCTATTGAGGTTCAATGTCCGCTGCCCGTCATAGAACACTTCATTATCGTAGTCCGTCGCTATCTTGATGGTGTCTCCTTTCTTAAAGAAACGGCTTTTGGCGATATGCAGGCGCATGACGTTCTCCTTACGCTCGGCCGACGACTGGTTGAGAGAGATCAGATGGGTGCAGGGTCTTGCCAGGCCTTTCGCCTCGGAACAGTTATATTCGGTCAGCACATTCCGTTCGTCGTTGAGCCATTCCCGGTCCTCAATGGTCGACTGGTAAGTCACCACCATCCATACCTTCTCATCGGCCGCCAGGTCCTTGAGGTCATTGGCTACTGCGATACGCTTGGCTCTTTCGTGGTCAACACCCCAAGCGCGTCGTGAGGCATCCGTCAGCAGATCCATGGAGTCGATGATGACGATGTCGGGATTGTGGCCTTTAAGTTTACGATATTCTGATATTCCGTTCTTAATATCCAGTGTGGACACCTGCGCATTGAATCTGGGATAACTGCGCACAGTGATGCTGCCGGCATAGGAAGCTACGAGCTTTTCCAGGTGTCTCATTTCCGTGTCGGAAATCTTACCCCGTTCGAAATAGTAGGCATTTTTGGAGATGAGCCCTCCGGAATAGGCATTCAGCGCCTCCTCTTCCGACCCCTCCAACTGAAAATGCAAAACATGAAGGCCGTCATCGATGTCTGCCCGTACCCCAATCCATTTGGCGATGTGGGATTTTCCGACTCCGGTGGAGGCCAGGAAACAGGTCAGTTGCCCCCGCAGGTTACGACCCGCATTCAGCGTATCCATGTATGGGATATAAAAACGCGACACGCGAGGAGATGCCGAGCGCTCTTCCTCTTCCTCCCGACGCCTGTTCCGCTCGAAGCGTTCTGCGAACGTCTCGGCCACATCTACAAACGAGGTGTTCTTGAGCGTAAAACCTGCCAGCCATTCGGCGTACTCCCGCAGTGTTTTCTCGGCCTTGTCCTGCCTGTTTTCGTTGTACAGTTTCCCGACCTCGGCGTAGACAGCCTGCAAGCGTACCCCCTTGATGTACGACTCAAGCATATCGGTCATCACCTCGGCACTCTGCCCCTCGTCATACTCCCGGAAAGTGTCTATGAGTTCCACGGCATCATAATCTTCCTGAAACTTCTGCGCAAGAATCGCGTAAGACGGAGGAGTCTTGTAGGTCCTGAAATGGGCGGCAATGGCGTCCTGCACGCGCTGGAAGGCACGGTCGGGCAAGTATTCCTTCCTCATGTGCCTGGCCAGCACCGCGCAGAGCGCTTCCTGTCTCAATGCCGTGGCATAGAGTTCATACAGGAACTCGGCACTCAGTGGATTGGTCGTACTCATCGGCATTCCTCCTTTTCGTTCCATATTTCACAGCGCAACCGATAGAGTTCGGGGTATTGCGCCGCTGTCCGCAACCGACAAGGCGCCGCACGTCGGCATCTTCTACAAGAGGGAGAGAACGGCGTCCACAGCAGGGTCGAGTTCCCGCAGATGAGATACCCTGCCTCGGAGGAGAGCAACCTTCGTTTTGTAACCTCCTCATACTCGGGGAAGACAAAACGCGTGAAAGGATGCCTTTTTCTGCTCTCGGCCGAGGCATAAATGTCTGCTCTCGAAAACCCGAAACTTTTCAGCCATCTGTCCTCGTAAAAGCGCCGTTGTTTCCCCGTCTGGAGATACCTGCTCACGGCTTTCTGTCCGAAGGAGTGCGACACGTCCCAACGCTTGCGGTATGAAGCCTCAAATCCGGAGATGGCATAAACCTGGCAGATGCAGAAATCGGCCAGCCGTTCTCCACTGACCGTTATCACCTTTTTCTCCAGCCGGTCAAAACAGGCTTCCAGCAAACGCACGGACCTGCCACCTGCGGGGAAGGTGAAGTCGCCCCACAGCGTGTCCCGCACAAGCCGTTCGAAAACCCTGCGCGCACTCTCAGTCCATTCTTTTTTCTCCATCGCGCGTCAGAAGATTACGGAGTTGGTTCTTGGCCAGGAACAATCGGCTCTTGACCGTTTCTATGTTCTTGGACTGAAGCAATCCTTTGCGATGCAGAATATCGGTAATCTCACCGATTTTGTACCCGGCCTGCTGAAGCAGCAGTGGTTCCCGATAGATGGGCTTCAGACGCCGGAGCGCCCACAGGATATCATCGTTGTAATACTGTTCGTAGTTGTCGATGCCCAAACAGGTCTCCGACGGCTCGTCGTCATAAAGCAAGGTTGATTTCAACTCGCTGACATCGACGTTTTCGTCCGGAAGCAGCCGGTTTCTGTTCCGGTTGTTCAAGTCGGTCATCAGCCGCTGCGTCACGGCATATATCCACGTCTTCACCGGCCGACGCGGATCATAGCTGTCCATATACTTGAAGAAGTTGATCAGGGCTTCCTGATAGTTGTCCTCAACATCTTCCTGATTGAATGTATATTTGATGCAAATGCTGTATATCAGATTTTTGTGTGGCAGTACATACTTCCTCAACAGTTCTGCCCGTCTTATGGCCGATTCGTCACCTAATGACGGAATCACGCCCAACACATCTTTCTTTTCCACTCTTTCACTGACTGAAAAGGGGTGATACACAATCTCATGTCCTAATCTGTCAGCTTCCGGGAGCGTCAATTGAAAATCGGGCGGCCTCAGACGGCCGCCCGGAATCTGTGTCTTATTGTCAAATCACAGGCGGTGCTTGCGGATGAAATAGTAAAACAGGTGACAGGCATCCGCGGCATTGTCATCAACGGGGACTATCCCATAGCGATTCTTGCAGGCTGCAATCATCTCCTCTTTGGTAGCCCGCCCGTTTCCGGTGGCCCACTTCTTAAGTACCGCCGGGTTGATGAACTCCGGTTCGGGAATATCGGTTTCATCGCATACCTCCAGCAGCACACCCCGCAGTTCAGCCAGGCGTCTCATGTCATAGAAATGCCTGTTCATGGCCACATCCTCCGCCACGATATACCTGATGCCGTGCTCTGTGATAAACGCCATAAGCGTTTCCCTGAAAGAACCGTGCATCTTGTTACCGTTGCGTCTTCTGCTTTCGGTGAAGTTCCAGGTTCCGGCCCCATGCAGGGAGAAATAACCCGTATGCGTAGCTATATCAAGCGCCAGCACCTGCTCCCTGGTCATGTTCTCATTCTCCGATTCTCGATTCGCCATTCTCTTTCGTGATTACAAGTTTATGGGGATATCCTTCGGCCACGTTTCCATGAGACACCACCAGGACAGTTCCGCCCAAGGCATTAAGGGCCTCGAACATGGCTGCCAGACCGACTTCGTCTACCGCTTCAAGGATTTCGTCAAGGACCAGCAGATCCAATCCCTTGCCGTCTTCGCAATTGCAGTTCACAAGTCTCTGCATGGCAAGGATGGTCGCCAGGTTGACACGCGCCGCTTCACCGGCCGAGAACTTTCCGAAGGAGCCGCAGTCCACACCGTCCCGGAGCAGCGAGATGGAAATTTTCTCCCGGATCTTCCCACTTTTCAGGACGGTATACCCGTCAAAGCGGATACGGATGTCACTGCCTATATTCTGCAGGAATTCGTTGGTGATACGGCTCAATGCCTCCACTTTGGAATTGGCAAGATACGTTTTGAACTGTACGAAGCGTTCCTTTTGCACAACCAGAGTGCGAACCTTCTCGTCCAGCGCGAGTTTCTGCCCGGCGACTGCCATGGAGCGCTTCTTCTCCTTTTCCAGACTCTCTTTCAAGGAGTGCAAGAGATCTTCCGGCGAGGTGTTTTCCATTTCGCGGATAGTGCTTTGCAGCGTGTCGATCGCACATTCCGCTGCGTGTATCTCTTCCGACGACTTACGGATCTCCCGCTTGATGGCATTCTGCCGCTCGTCAATGAGTCCGAAAACTTCGTCGAAGACTTTCCGGCGTATGCTTTCAATCTCATTCTGCAGTGCCGTGATGTCAGCCGTCGCCCGCCTGCGGCTGTAATCGGCCTCTTCGACGCTGCGGGTTGCGAGTCGGATCGCCCGCTCGTGTTCGGAAAGCCGCTGTTCCCAGCCGTTGCGCTCGCTTTCCATCGTGCGTTTGTCGTTTCCAAGCCGGGCTTGCTGAAGTTCTGCAGCATCGGTCTCTTTCTGCTGATTCTCGATACGGGAGATAACTTCCGACAGATTGCTTTGTCTTAATTTCAGTTCTTTCATTCCGGCCTGAATGTCAAATCCGGGTTCTGCCACCAGAAACTCATGTCCGCACCGAGGGCACGAAATAGATCCTGCCAGCTTGTTTGACAGTTCGTCAAAGCCTGCCGAAATGACCTTACGTTTGCGACGCAACTGTTCCATCCGTTCTGCAAGGTCTTTCAGGTCGGATTCCAGTTCCTGCTGTCTGCGGACAATCTCCCCGGAGCGGGTTTCATACAGCTCACAGAACGAGCCATATTCACTCTTGAAGCGGTTGTAAGCCGCCTCTTTTTCTTCACGCTCCTGTTCGGCCTTGACAAGCGCCGCATCAAGACTTGCGAGTTGCGCCCGGGCAATCAGTAAATCTTCCTTTCGGCTTTTTACTTTTTCTCTCCAGTCTGTTCTCCGGGCATCCGTGAACATCGGCATCCATTCATCGATGCGGTCCAAACATTCTTCCAGCGAGCTTTCGCCCGATTCCAGTTCCTGTAGAAGCTCATCGACACGCCGTATCTCCTCTGCCTGTTCCGTCGCGGTGGAGACAATGCCGTTCAGCCGGCGAATCTCTTCCCGGCGGGAGGTGATGGAAGACTCCAAAGCAGCCAGACGCTCGCGCTTGGAACGTAAATGAGCTTCACTTTCTTCTTCCTGCTTTCGGATTTGCTCGAACAGCATCTCCACACGTCCATCCACTCCGGCCAGTTCAAGAGTTACCTTTTGGCGTTCTTCCTCCAATGGCTCAATGTCCCCATCAACGTGCGCAATGGCCTCGTCAACAAGAATCCCGTTTGAGAAACGGTTGATGATCTCCTTCTTCTCTTTATCGGAAGAAGAGAGGAAGTCTTCATAACGATATTTGGATAAAATAAAGTTATTCAGAAGTTCTTCCCGGGTGATGCCCAGTTTATCCAGGATATAACGGTTATAGGCATCCACGGACGGCTGTACTGCCTCGTCCGTGTCCACCTCCTTGCCGTCCCGCCAGAGCGTGCAGGCTACTGTCGAGGAACCCTTACGGGGTATTCGCCGACGTATGAGAAACGCCTCCTTCATTCCGTCATTCACCAGATGCAGCGTGACCGTACATTCTTCCGCCGCATCATTGATAATCTCTTCCGTGCGTATCTTACGCAACGGGCTTCCGGTGATGCCGACTGCGATACACTCCAGCAGGGCCGATTTCCCTGCGCCGTTCGACTGCTGGAAATCATTGTCCCGGTTGTCGCCGAAAATCAGGGTTGTCACCCCTTGATGAAGTGTATAGTCCAGTTGGCGGAAGGCACACAGATTTTCGGCTTTTATGCTTGCTAATCTCCACATGGTCTTTCGATTTTTGATAAATATTCCAATCCGAGTTCCACCTCGTCAATCTGCTTTTCATGGCAGAACTCCTCGTAAGTCTCGCGGATGCGATGGCTGTCGAACTTTTCAAAAAGGGAGGACGACGCGGCTTCAGGCGAAAGCTCCTCGTCCGGGATAAGTTCCACCCGCGTAGCCCCCGCTTCCAGCAAAGCCGCCTTATCCACGCTTTTCATGGCCGCTTGGGGTGCATGAACGCGCACCTTCACCCTGTAACGTCCGGCAGCTTCAATTTCTCGAAGTTCGTCCATCAGGTGCAGCCCCGCACGTTCGGCCGTAACATCGAGTACCCGGTAACGGATATTGGCTCTGTTCTTGATGAACTCGTGCGAGCCGTCGGAATAAATAAGCGTATAACCCTTCTCCTCGTCTTCGCCGAAGTTATGTTGACGTGAAGAACCGATATACTCGATGCTCGTTTTGGGAATGATTGTCCGGTTGTGGTAATGTCCTACGAATACCTTGTCAAATCCGGCAAAGATTCCAGTGGGCAGTTCCTTCTCCGAGGGTTGAGAAAGTGCACCATTGATACCCTCATGGATATAAAGGAAGTTAAGGCGCCGAAGATCGAGTGCTGCCTCCCTGAGCCGGTCCAATCTGGAAGTGAAGGAGCCGTCCTCGGGAAAGTAACCCATCATGTGCAGCATGAACCGACAATCCTTGCCCACAGGCAACGATACGAACTCATCGCACACCAGCACATTGGGATGCTGGTCGAACACGTGGCAATATCCGCGTTCCGCTTCCTGGTTCACCTTGTCATGGTTCCCCTCGGCAAGGGTTATGTGAATGCCGTGTTCCGCAGCCGTAAGCAGGGCATCGTGTACGGCCAGCAGCACATCAAGGGTCTGCGCGGCCCTGGCAAAGAAAAGGTCACCTCCGATGGCAATCTCTTTGACATCCATCTTCCTGCAAATATCTAAGGCCTCCTGCCAGTTGGCCTTGAATGCAGGAATGTTGTCTTTGGAAACATGTATGTCATTCAGCAATAAAAGGCAGGGATAACGGTCTTGCATAAGCGTACTGGATTAGGACGGGAGGTATCTATCCTCCCGTCGGTGAATAAATCAGGTTACTTATGAAAGGTTATCTGCGCCTTCTGGGGCGTTCGGTTCTTTCCTCTTCACGGACTCTCTCGGAAGTCTCCTCTTCTTCGGACTCTTCCGTTTCCGCAGGCTGGGGAGACGGTCCCTCTATTTCCTGTTCTATCAGTTCCAGCAGTTCGCGGTTGGTCGTAGAACGGGTAACGCGTACCGACAATCCTTCCTGTTCGATGTAGGCGCGAATCATAGCACGAAGTTCCTGCCCCTCCTCGGTCTTGTCGCCCAACGACTGGTCCTGGAGTTGTTCGTAACGGTCAAACAGATCGTCAAGAGCAAGGGTCGAACCTCCATTCTGTTCGTTGTCCTTGTTCTCTTTGGAACGACGGTCGAACGAGAATGCCGAAGTGTCTTCCTTGGGCAGTTCGTCGGACAACGTCTGCACGGTCTGCTTCATCTCGTCCGTATCCATGAGATTCATGCCATAAAGCGCATCGCACTGTTTGAGGAATTCTACGGTTGCCCCGAGGTGATAGCGCGTATATCGGTAAATGATTTCCGGGATGCGGGGAGATGCCATCAGAGCCGAGAGTTCTTCACGGGTAAGCGGAACCGTATCGGACTCGTTGTCGATGGAGATGATGTATTCGGTCTTCGCCCCGTTCTTGCGCTTCTCGATCTCCACGGGATAGGCGTCATACACGGAAGAAATGGGACAAGGATAGCTGGGGTTCTTGGAAAGTTTCTTGTTCCACAGTTTGAATTTGCGCTCGTCCAGGTCCTTGAACTGGGCATGGGAAAGCGTCAGCATCTGGATGCCTTTGGCTCGTTCGTCAAGATTAAAAATATACAGACAATGCCCGTAGCTGTACTTGAGACCTCCGCCGAAAGAGCCTCCATCGATTTTCTCTGCCAGTTTCTCGTCACCGGCATCCTTGGCCGCGGCCACAGCCATGCGACGATAAACATCAATCGGGTCGATGCTGTATCCTGCATCGGTAGCTCTGGTAACGGTCACATACATTTTCTGGGGTTTGTTCCCCGTTGTCGGTTTCTCCAACTCAAGCAGTAGCTGATGTACGGGGAATTCATAGCCCGGTCGTGACGGACTGCCGTCAGCATTGGGTGCGAGCGGAAGGATGCGTAAACGGTACACCCCGAACTTGTCCATGCGGAAAAATTCCGTGCGGGCAAAGGCTTTGTTTTCTTCCAACGCGCGTTGCTGCGCCTCTTGGTACGACTCCTGACTTTTCAGGAACATTTCTTCAATCGACATACCTTCCATGCCGGTTGTCTTGTCCAAATCTTCTTGCATCGTTCGTAAAATTTATGGATTAAAAATGCCCGAAGCAGCGGCACGGATTACCCCTGCCGCCGGAATCTGGAACAGACGGACGGGTTCGGTTGCACCGTCCGCATCAACTGATAAAATTGGGAGAAATGTCTCGCTGACCCTGCCTCCGGGAATGGAGGCTCATTTGACAAACTGAAAAGGCCTTGAATGACCTGCATACAAAAATAAACAAAGTGCTCAAATAACCAATGAATGTAATTAGATGTTTTGCATAAATCTAAAAATCAAAGGTTTATGAGATTGTTTTGGTCATATTTCTTATATTTTGCAGCAACCGTTCGCCTTTGGGCGAGTTCCTGGCTTCCTTGAGCAGCAGTTTCCTGTTCTGTTGGATGAAATACTCAATCTTGCGGCGGCATATACCCTCGTAATAGGTCTTCCGCCGGGGAGTAAGCACTTTCCCTCGGCGACAGAAGAGCCCATTCCGGCTGTACTCTTCCAGGTACCTCCGGAACTTGGGCTTTCTGTATGAGGCATCCTTCGAGGCTCGCGCCACCGATTCGATGACGTGCCAGTCCGGCTCGAAGACAGATTGTGCGGAACACAGCTTTTTCAACACGAAGTAGACCACCGGCATCTCATAGCGGAGCATGAATCCGATCCGCGTCTGCTCGAAAGGGAACCGTTTAAGTGTCCCCTTCGGCCTTCCTTCTTCGGGTTTTCGGGGCTTCGGGGAGCTGACTGCCCGCGTCTGCCTGCGCCTTTTCTTCTTTCCTGCTTTCATCCTGTTTAACTTGACTGGTTGTTTGTTCTGCCGCCGGCATCCGCCGTTCGGCAATTCTTCTGCGACTTTCTATGTCGCGGGTTACATTGATTCGTTTCATCAGACAAAGTATGTAAAGTTAAGTTCGACATCGACGTTATACATGCCGCTTTCAAATAGTTGTACTTTCCGGGAACCTCCATAGATAGTGAAGGTCGATCCTCGGTTATACTTGTGGTCGTCATTCCAGTTGGCGGCCGTACATCGTACACTGTATTTCGGAGGTTGAATTTTGTTGGGAATGAGAGCAATAATGCCTCCCCAGTTGCTTCCGTCCCGGCGAGCTGTATTGATATATCCCTGAATAGACACAATATTCCCGATCTGGCGGACAAAGAAGCCGCGGGTATCCGTACCGGAACCGCTGTTCTCCATCTGCAGCCATCCCGTATCGGCGAGCAACGGCTGGTAGTCATCGGCATATGCGGCCCCGAGAGTACGGCATACCTGCCGTTTGGCTTCCACCGTGGTCAGCAGCAGATCCGTCAGCTTGCTGTCCCGTCGCAAATAGTCCTTGACCACCTCATCCTTGGAAAGTAGGTTCAGTTTCTCCCGGAGCAGTTGCAGAGCCTGTTCCGTGTTCTTGCCCTGAGAGACAAGATAGGTAATATAGTCCTGAAATAATGACTCCACTTTGGCAAAGCGACTGTCCTGTTGGACTTTCGTGTACAGGTTCAGATTGGCCGCCACCGTGTTCTGCTCCGAGGCGTTATAACCGGAAAGCAGGCGTTCTGCCTTGGCCTTCAGTTCCTTTGCCACAGCTGAAACCAAGGCATATCCTTCTACCTGGGAGTGGGACTTCTGCTCGTCGTCAACATAGGCGAAAGCCCCAGTCGTGATGGCTTGAAGCTTGTCGCGCAACTCGGCCGTGAAGATCACACCCGAATAGGCCGAGTCCGTGCCGAGTTTTCCCGCCAGCAGATTGTCAATTTCGGAAATGGAATATACATCGAGATTTTTCCGGGCTTTCCCTTTGTCCTGCACGTCCGAGAGATTCGAAGCCTTGGCCAACTTCAAGTCTCCCGTCCCTTTCTTTTCCGCATCCAGCGTATCCCGGACGGCGGCCTGCTTCCCGGCCTTGAGAGCCGCAGCCTCTTCGGGAGAGAGGCCGTTTACCTCCTCGGCTGAAAGGTAGACAAGTTCCTTGAGACCTTCCGTAATTTTCAGGAAAACCGTACCTGCCTCCGCCTTGGAGTAGACCTCCAGGTTCTTGCGGGCAGCAGCCTTGTCCATCACATCAAGCAGGTTCTCGTTCGCGGAGAGCTTCATTTTCAGCGCTTCGGCAACGGCCGCCGAAGTGACGTAGCCCGCGCCGCCTTCGGTCAACTCTCCGGTCGTGATGGCCTCCAGTTTCTTTCGGAAATCCGTTGTAAAATCCTCCGTGGAAAGCTGCTTTCCCTTGACCGCATCTACCTTGCCCGCCAGCGCGGAAGTAAAGGCGGTCTGGGAAACATAAATATCCCCAACGGCCTTCCCGTTGATTTTCAATGTCCCGTTCACATCTACGGCGCCGAAGGGACAAAGAACTATGTCTCCCAGCGTATTGCGGACAATAAAGCGGAATGAGTCTGTGGTATCATAGCCGAGCGAGGCAATATCCGCCGAAGCGCTGTCTTTCCAGAAGACCAGATTGACAAGGCGCATATTATCTTTCGTGTAGGCCGTATTGCGGATTTCCACACCACGTCCCGCACTGCTTACTGTAAGCAGTCCTCCGACAGTCGTGGAGGCATCCCTACCGGAAACAAGTAGAAGGGGTACTCCGCAGGCTTTACCGTCATGTACGGCAAAATCACGGTATTTCGTACCACCGCCCTCTTTTCCCCAATAGTTGACCCGCACGCACCCGTTGTCGGTTGCATCGGCCGTGTTGTACAGATCATATCCCTTGATGCGTAATGCTCCGACACGAGTATCATCAGCCGTAGAACATGCGTACACCAGTCCGTTTTCCGTGATACGGGCTAGCTCCTTTTCCTGTTTCATGAAGCTGAACGAGCCATCGGTGCGGATGACAATCTCATTGACCAGCAACCCGTTCAGGTATGCCCCCACGGAAGCATTTCCGTCCGTGCGGACAATTCCCCTGAGCATGTAACCGTTTTCACCACTGACCGACACGGCGGTCTTGGAGACGATCTCTTTCTGCCCGGTAAGTGTCCCGGCAAGCACCAGGTCTTTTTTGACAGTCTGACGTGAGAATGGCGTGTCGAGCAATACGGCGTACCGGCCGAAGAATTTGTCGATAAAGCGAGGGGCATAGTCCTGTGTCACTTCAATCGCTGCGGGAATCTTCCCCGTAACGGTATCCGGCACATCGGGGACACTGCGGCCTCCGATGCACAAGTAGCAGGTGCGTCCGCGCTTGTTCACGTCGTTGGCATAGACAACAGATTCGTGGCGGTTGGTTTCGTAGATGTAATATGGGTATACGGCATCAGTACATCCTTCAAAATAGCGGACTTTACCGCCGAGCCACACATAGCCCGGAGAAATCACGGCACCGTCAACCATACAGCCGGAAATGATGAAGTCGGAGCACCCGTCGAAGATGGCACTCATGCTCAACGCCAGTTCCTGAAGGTTCAGGATGTCATCCGAATAGGTATATCGTCCGCCGGTTTCGGCAACATATTCTTTCATGGGGTCGTATTCTTGTTGGGTTGATATTCTTCCTTGTCTATCTTGATCAAGTACGTCTTTCCGGCCAGTTTGTAAGTGTTGACCACATAGGAAAGCATATAGACCAGATCCTGGTGCGTAATGTTTACCGCAGGGACGCAGACCACAAAACTGACCTTGTTGATGAGCTTTTCCTCGACAAGCCGATAAAAGGGTCTGGGGCGTTCCGTTTCATCTGCCACCTGTATCTCTTCTCCGTTGTACCAGACAGTATAAGGCCGTTGGTATTCGGCATCTTCATGATAGAGATCCACACCGAGGCTTTCGCTCTCACTGATGAATATACGATCCTTTGGGTCGCAGATGTATTTCCCGAAACGGTAGTTCAGAAACCATTCGAAATAGATGACCTGTGAGGTCATCCGTGCTTCGATATGCCGTTCACGGGCAAAGACGCGGAAACGTTCGTTCAGGCTTTGCAGCGGATAGAGACAGCTCTGCACGAACAGGATGAACCGCCTGCCGGAGAGGTAATGGGGCATGAGGCTGTTGACCAGCCTGTCTACGGGCAGCTTATATCTCATGGTTCTCTATTTTCAGAATAATGGCCTCCCGGAAGGTGGGCAGATCCTGTTCCTCTTCTTTTCCCGAAGACTCCTTCAGGTATCCGGAGGAGGTGTAAGTCATGCGGTTCACCTTCTGCATCGGTTGTATCTTGCCGTCCGTATCATGGCTGGCAATGAAAACTCCTTGTTCGGGAATTGCATCGCTGTCAATATGAACATCGGTAACATGCTCGGCGCGGCGTATGGCATCCGTCAAACGGGATACATAGACCGCAGCGTCAAACTCGATATTCATGACATACTCCTTGAGCTGCGACTCAATGGCATCATACATCTCCGACTCAGGCACAGCCCCGTCATAGAATACTGTCAGCCGGGGAACCAATACATCTCCTTTGGTGGAGATGACCTCGATGCGTGTCCCTGCGAATTTCAATTTGTTGATGTATGCGGTAATGGGGACAAGTTCTTCGGCTGGAATGGCCTCCAGATTTCCCTTGGAGCCGGTGGCGATTTTCAGAATCAGTTTATTGTCCAGATTGCTGTCGTCCGTACTCTCGGAATAGGAAACCTGCGTGATGATCCGTTTGGTCTCGTCCACCTGGGCATAGCCAAAAGCCAGTCCATCCTCGCGGACTACAAGCTCGTCTCCCTGTTGGTATTGCAGCAAGGCATTGGCGTAATAATTGGGAGTGCCGTTAATACGACCGTTGATTGCCTCGGAGATATCTACAGCAAAGACGTCCAACAGGGTCTCGAAACTGTATATGACAGCGGCGACAACCCAGAGAATACCGTTCATCACCGAGAGCTTTGAATCACTGGCGAATTCCGACAGTTCCATCCGCTTGTCTCGTTCCTTGACCGCCTCATTGTATATTTCTTTAATAGTCCTGCTCATGACTCTACCGTATAGATTTTATCTTCAATAATGAATTTCCACGGGCCTCCCTCGTTCCAGCTCTCCTCATGAAGGATAACCCAGATACATTCCATGCCGGATACGGGAAGGTAACGTGCGCTTTCCGGATCTCTGTCCGGCTCCCGGTAGATGCCGGAAGGTGTCACCGGGAAGGTGACCGTGCAATTTCTGCGGTTCCCATATCGATTCACGATTTCGTACAGAAAAGCATCTTCCACGTCTGGTTTCAGGTGACCTCCTCCCATATCCAGTGTCATCAGTTCCCGGCATCCGGCAAGAGGCGTGAGATCTGCCGTGGTTATTCCGGAAAGCCTCAGGGAATAAGTACCGTCCAACAGACGGAGTCCCTCCAGACTGACAGAAGCATTCTGCAGAGTCAGTTCCTCGACACGGAGAGGGTGAAACAAGAATATGGAATCCGGTTGCAGTCCGCTCCAGTCCAATGTCCTGAATTCCGCGCGGGAATACCACCTAATCCGGCGTGTTCCCCTGATGGTATTGTTAAACGTATGGTTCAGATGCAGCCGCGCATTCCTCAATTCAATTTTCTCAATCTCACTGTTGTCTCCCCAGTCAATTTCCAGGGAGCCCGTTCCCGAGGCTGTACACGACACGTTCAAGACGACTGCCGGAAGGTGGAATTCCACGGAAAGTTGCCCCTCGGGATATTTGGGATATACATGATGCTCCCCGTTTGCCGGAACAATACTCCGTGCGGCATTGTAGGCGACAACGTCGGCATCGATGACAAAGTCGTCGGTGTAGACCAACTCCTGTCCGACAGTCAGCACCGTGGCAAGCGACAAATCCGGGTTGTTCATCATCAGATCCACAATCCCTTCGATGCTCCCGTACAGGTGAAGGGCCACATCGAAAATGTTCTGTCCGGCAATAACGCGATACCTACCCATTGCTGTCCTCCTTTTCTTCCGTTTCCAGAAGCAGTTCTCCCGTTGCCGAATCCATATAGGCGTTGCGGATAATCATCCGGTCGTTCTGGAATTCAGACTGCAATTTGGCGGCAAGGCCGTTGTTTTCAAGATTGGAATGCAGAAAATCGATAAGTCCGACACCCGTGGTCGGGTGCTGGTAAAGATTGCCTGCCGCAGCTTTCAACAAGAACGCCTCATTTTGTGCTTTTGCCCGGCCGATCTCAAAATCCGTCTCTTCGCCGCTGTAAAGTGTCAGGTAACCATCCCGAAGGAGGAGGTTGAAGACACCGTTTCCATTAAGCTCGCAGTAGGCCGACAGGCTGACATCCGAGTTTGCACCGTTTTGTTCGACGACTACCGGATACCAGCATTTGCCGGTGACCGCATTTCGGAGGTATTCAGTTCCGCCTGAGCCGCTCTCAATGACAAAACGGACCATCAGACGTCGTGTGTCGGGGGTATAGGGAATCACGACATGGATTCCCCGGCTATCATTGTACGCTGCAACAAAGCCTTGCGGGACAACAATCTCCGCATACCGGAAAGAATCGTTGTCAGCATTCTCGACCGCCGGGAGCAGCCGGAAATCATAGAAGGTCTTTCCGGCGATGTGTCCAGAGGTCTCAACCTCCCCATAGTATGCGTCCATGATGATGTCTTGTCTTGCCATATAATAAAAGCCCGGCCGTGAAGAGTACGACCGGGCACTCTTTACAAAAGAGTAGCGCTAACCCTTGCCTTAGGTTTAGGAGCTTGCAATTTCATTATATACAGCCTCCACGGTAGCCCACATGTCATCCGGCAGTTCCTCGTCCGAAATCCGTTCACAGGCCTTTTTCAGGTAGTCCATCTCCTCTTTGGAGAACTCCACAAGCAAAGGGCGCTCCTTTTCCACATCCCATTCGATACGCTTGTCCTCCGCGTTTTCCCGGAGATTGATTTCCTGGCGCTCGTCATCACTGATGGCTATCTTGCGCAGAATTTCCTTCTTGAGATTGAATTCCTTGAAATTGCCGCGTGCCGGAAGGAAAGACGGCAGGTAGAGGCGATCCTTGATTGTCAGTTCCATAATTTTTATGCTTGATGGTTTGTTGAATCATCAGAAAGTTGGGCCGCTTTCGCCGCCACCTCCTGGAGGATGGTCCCGATACATTCCGCAGCATCGGCAAGGTATTGTGCCATGTCGCTGCTATAAGGCAGGTTGGCCGTCATACTGCCGCGATCATAGAAGATACTTCCGATTGCCGCCGGCTGTTTCTCTTCCTCGACGTTTTTGTACACGGTAATCTGCACGCGTTCCAGCACGCCGTCCGTAATGTTGTACTCCAGATTGTATTTCCCGCTTTCGCTGGTGGCCTCCGCCATTTTGGTAATGATGGTGTTCGTAACTTTCATTTCATCCATAGTTCCTGCATTTTTATAAAGTATAGTCCGTTTCCGGTTTCCAGGTTTTGATGAACCTGTTATTTCCAATCGCCCGTACTTGCGACCATGAAGTTGAATGAGCCGTCATTTCGAGTAGAATCATCCTGCGTATAGACGTCGAAATAGTAGCTGTAGGTCGCTTTCAGAGTTGCGTAAATTGAGGCATTCTCCAGCGTGGAAAAGATGCCGCTCAGGAATACCGTATAATAGCCGGAAAGTCCCCAGCTACTGGGCATGTAAACCCTGTACTGACCTTTTCCAAGGCGGGAGACGGATATGGTGGAGCCATCGAATGTCCGGTACTTGACCGAGATGCTGCTCGTAGAGGATACGGTAACGGTCCCCATCACAAGAAACTTGCACACCGAACCGTATTTCTTGGTGGTCATGATGTCCAGACGGTTCACGACAATCCATCCGAAGAAAGTCGCATTGTCTCCGTAGCCGAGCAGTTCAATCACCTCCCGCGAAAAACTGATGGTAGATTTGGCGATGCCGTCCTCGTAAAAATATTTTCCGCTGGGAGCCGTAATACTCATGGTTCCGACCGTGGTGCTGGACCCCCATTTGTAATTGACCAGGCAGACACGTCGGCCACTCTGTTCCAGGGTCCAAGGCAGCGGTATGTCCTCATCCCACGAGCCTCGTATGGCTACTACGTTATTGTATTTGTTCAGGTTCAGTTGCGGGTCTGTGCCACCAATATATATGGAACTGTCACTTAGAATAAAGGCATTGCGAATCGTACCGATAACCTCCACATCCTTAAAGGTGCCTTTCTGCGCCGTGATATTGCCGTTGGCATCCCACTTGAAATTGCCGTTGGCGACAAAGCCGGAGCCATCATTGGCAAAGGAGATCTTGCCGGTTCCGAAAATGGCTGACCCGTCAGTCTTCAGGGCCCAGTAGTTCTTTCCCGTGGAAGGATTGTCGTGGTAGATATAACCCGAACCTCCTATGACAATACGATGCCCCGAGGAAGGCGCGGATGCCGTCAGGGAACTGGTGCCAAGCACCCAGCCACCAATCTTGCCCGCCACAGCCGTGATGCCCGTGCGGTCGAGCGTCACCTTGACATTGTTGTTGGCATCCCGAACCGAAATACTGCCGTTATAGGTACTGCCGCCCACGACAAGCGCGCTGTCCACGAGCACCTGATTGGCTCGAACCGTCCCGGTATAGATGCCGTTGGCATCGATGGTGGTCGTGTACTTCTCCGATGATGTCAGGTCAAAGACCGTAGCATATGCCACATACCAGACAACAGGAGCCGAGGAGGTCCCCTGAGTCCCATCCACATAAAAGAAATGGGTGCTCGAAAATCCCGATGTGCCACATACGACCTTATAGATGTATTCCTGCCAGTCGCCTGTACCGGCGGTATCCGTAAGCCAGCGGCTTGACCCGTCGCTCCCGATGCTGTTGGAGGCCCAGCAAAGGTTGCGCCCCTGGGGAATCTTTGCAATGATACGGGCAATCAACACCTTCCTGTAACTGCAGGTTGTTCCGAAGCCGAATCCCCCGTTGCCGGGCGAGGCCGTTCCGTTGGTCTGAATTTTCAGTACATACTTGCTGTCGTTGGGAGCCGTACTGTCCTGCACCCGGGTGATGACGACCATGCCATTGTTGGAATTATTGTAAACTGCCACGGAGTTATTACCTTCCCAAAAGGTCGGATCCCGGTAAAGCATCTTCCCGAAAGCCATGGCCGAAGCCAGTTCCTTCGCGTTGGTAATGCCGGTAGTCCACTGGGCGGATACGGAAGCGGCAAAGGTCACCGTGCCGGAAGCATTCCAGGACACATTCCCGGAAGCGATCTGGCCGGAGCCGTCGTTGTTGAGCTTCCACTTGGTGCCATTGGTGATTGATCCGTCAGCACTCAGGGAGATGTTGTTTTTCCAGATATGATTGTGGTCAAAAGCCCAGCCCGCAATGCGGTTATACACCTCCTTGGAACCGCTCTTGGTATAGTTGGCTGAGAGGCAGAAATACTCCAGCCCGTCCCAGGACATCATCTGCAAACCGATAAATCCGGTCTTGACCGTACTTCCGGATGCAGCAACCTGTCCCATGACAATGTGCCCGGCGTTGCTGTTCTGATACCATGTAAACGTGATGCCGAGTGGCTTATAGGCTCCGGTATACCAGTAACCGCTGCCTGTTGATGAAGAACGAATTTGCAGGGGAACGACACCCGCGACACCGATGCTTCCGGCATTCATGCTGTCGCCGGTGATAGTGAACCCTCCGATTATCCCCTGTGTGAAGGTGCAGCTCAAACCGTTGATATAAGAGGTGTTGATGATGTTTGCCTTAATACTGGCGGCATCAAGTTTGGTGGCGTTGATGCTCCCGGCGGCAATACGGTCAGCCGAAAGAGTACCGCTCTGGATACTTGAGGCGCTGATGTTGACAGCATTGACCTGTGCCGCGGTTAGCGTTCCCGTGTAAATTCCCGTAGAACCGATATAGGTCAGCGGGTGTGCCGTAAGCGTGCTGTCATTGTCCTGGGCCAAGGTGATGAACCGTTTTCTGCGGATTTCATCCTCCACAGCCGCAGTAAGAGTGCGGGGTGCGGGCGCATAGGCCATGGTGCTGCCGCTCTGGAAGATTAAATCGCTGGAATAGGCAATCTGCGGAGCTGCAGGAATGGGCGAAGGACTCATGTGGGTACTCTCTATCGGCTGATCGGAATAGAGATGGTATACGGCTCCCGTGGTCCCTCCGCCTCGCAGGAACAGGGCAAACATACAGTAGTTCCCGCAATGGACCGCACCGGCGAACATCCGGCAGTAACATTCCGACAACTCATAAATCTCCCAGGAATAGGAGGCTCCGCCCCAACCACCGAAGTTCGTCTTGACGAGCAGGATCAGTCCGCCCTTGTGGGTTGCCGTGTTCCAACTGTCGGGAGCCTGCTCGCTGTAGTCTCTGCGCACCAGGATATCCCTTTTGACGGTCTGATCTCCACCTTTGAAAACAACCGGATAGTATTTGTCCGCGTCTCCATTGATTATGATTTTCTTGTAATAACGGTACCCGTAGTTGGTACTTTTGGCCGCTTCGATGTCATTTTTCCAATTCAGGGCTACCGCCGAGGAAAACGTAACAGTCCCGGCCGCATTCCATGAAATGTTGCCTGATGCAATCTGTCCCGAACCATCGTTGTTGAGCTTCCACTTTGTACCGTTGGTGATTGAGCCGTCACTGCCCAACGAAACATTGCCTTTGCTGATGGCTCCGGTTGCTATCACCCATCCGCCGATTTTGTTTGAGGCTCCTAGGCTGACAATGCAGTTGCCGGAAGCATCTGTTGCCCACAACCCAAAATCGGTATCGCTATTATAGTATAACTGGACCCGCTGACCACTGGTTGGGCTTGAACTGGCTCCATAGACGGCAATACGTTTGCTGCCACTGTCTATGGCCACATGGGAGGCAGTGATGGAACTGGTGCCGATAGTCCATCCCCCGATTTTGCCTTGCGTGAACGTACAGCTCAGGCCGTTGATATAGGAGGCGTTGATGATATTGGCCTTAATGCTGGCGGCATCGAGCTTGGAAGAGTTGATGCTGCCGGCCGCAATCCGGTCCGCGGAAATCGTACCGGCCGTAATCTGCGAGGCGTTGATACTGCCGGTATATACGCCGCTGCCGGAGATATAGGTGCTTCGCTTACCATCGATACAGATACCTTGAGGAATACCTCCGACAATCGTGGTGGAAAGTTCTGCGTATGGTTCCGACGCTTCAGCGCCAAACAAACTCAGCAGGCCATTATTCTTGCCTATACCAGGAATGCCCACAAAAGCGTAAGGGGCGCGCAGGTCAGTGACCGTATAGTCGGAGCCGCCGCAGCGCTGGATGGCCGTATTCAGTGTGGCGTTGATACGGATGGCATCATAAGAGGTCAGAATCACAATCTTGTCCGATGCAAGGGCATTCAGGTCAGTAGCCAGCGTATTGCAGTTCGCATCGCTGCCGTACACGTCATAAGTCTTGCTGGAAAGGACGGCAAGAGTGTCCCTGTTGATGACCAGAAGATTCAGGCCCCGGCCTGTGTCGTTGAGTATGGCCTTGCCATTTAACTCAACCAGACGGTTGGCGCTGTGATTCATACCCGTACCGCGTACATGCAGTCTCCCTTTGGCGGCAGCCGTATCGGCGGCATTGGTCCAGTTCAAGGCTACGGAGGCTCCGAACGTGACATTTCCGGCTGCGTCCCAGGCAATATTTCCTCCAGCCACGGCCCCCGCACCCGTGGCATCCAGCTTCCACTTGTAGCCACGGATTCCCGCAGAACCGATAGTAATGCTTCCGGAAGCAGCCGCATAACCTCCCGAGGTATTGTTTTTGGTACCACGGTAAATCGAATCGCTGTCAATATTCCAACCTCCGATTTTTCCGCGGATAACGTTCAATGTCAATGCCTCGATGTTGGAAGCCGTGACAAGAACCGATTTCAGGGCCGCCGTATCAAGACGGTCTGTAGCAATTATCCCGGCAGTAATCTGGGAGGCGTTAATCTGTATGGCTTGTACGGTATTGGCCGAAAGCGTGCCCGTGAAGATGCCGCTTTTGTCAATATAGGTCAGTTTCGTGGCCCAGCCCTCCGTGTTGGCTTGGCTGGTGATGGCATCCGCCACACTGCGGGCATCCGTACCTGCCTTTTTTGCATCGGCAATGCGGCTGGCCAGATCTTCGGGGGCTCGGCTCCAGTCCGCGGCTTTGGAACCCTCCACCAGCATGGGGAGCGCACACCAGAAAGTAGCGGCCACAGAGAACCCGAACAGGACCACAGCCGAGGTCGGCGTGATGTTCTCAATGGTGATGCGCTGCCAGGAAGTGGTAACGGTTTTGGACTGTATGCCCGTCCCTCCAATACGGATTTTCAGGGTGCCGGCGACACTGGCCTTGACATACATCGAGAAGGATGCCGGCGTGCAGATTTTACTTCCGATAGCCGTGAAATAGGTGCGTTGGGTGTTTGCGTTCGCATCCGTGCAGGCCGTTGTCTGCACGACTTTCAAGGTGTTGTATCCGCTGTAAAGATTTACAGAATCGATGGATACCGTTGTGCCGTCCGTAGAAACACCCGAGAGCGCCTCCTCGAAAGCACTGTTGCGGATGTAGTTGCGGATACCGATGCGGAGAGCATTCACCTTGTCCGTAGCATCGGAGGCGGCAGCACTGATGGCTTCATTTTTGGCCTGGCTGATGGCGTTTGTCCAGTTCAGGCTCACACCGGCCCCGAATTCTATCTTACCGGTGGAAGCGTTGTATTTTACAATCTCGTCGCCATATCCAAGCTGCACGTTACCTCCGTTATCCACCGCAAACGTCTTGTAGCCGTCCTTGAATCCGTATACGCCCGTTACCGTCTCGGTGGTGATGGTGCCCGACGCGGTTTTCGTCGAAAGAGGGAAAATACCGATGGCAACACCGGAAATCGTGCCGTCGCTGTTCTTTGTTCCTGCGAATATTTTGGGGGTGATGACCGTATTGCTGTCAATCACGGTCTTCTGGCTGTTCCAGTCTTTCACCCAGTCCAGCAGGTTGGCGTCCGCACCTGCGCTGCCGGGGGCCCCCGCACGCGCCTTGCTCCACGAGAAAGAGAGCGTATAGGTTACGCCCGAGATGACCACGGGAATACTGATTGTCCCATGCTCTGCCAGAGTTGTGGTATTGGCCGCCACGGCAAAGGTGACACTCTTGCGGGTATTGTCCACCGTCACAGCGGAAAAACCGGCGGGCTTGCTGACCGTTCCAAGGGTGAAAGCGGTGAAATCATTGTCTCCCAGCGACACCCGTATCATGGAGGTTACAGAGACTGCCGAAAGGATCTTCCCGTTCTGGTCGGCGGGGAATACATATTCAGACAAGGATTGGGTGATTGTGTATCCGTCTTTCTGTACAGTAATTGTCGCCTGACCTCGGGCAACCAGTGTCTTTGCCATAAACTCTTTATCGTAAGAATAGATGAAAAAAAATGTGGCGGGTTTTAATCCCGCCACAACCAAACCAATTTATAAGATATAACCAGAGGCAAACATACGGTTGCTGTCCTATTTTGATACTTCACACATGAGTACGCCCTTCCCGGTAACGTCGGTCCGGGCGACCGTAATGGATTTACCATTATAAGTCTTGGTAACAGAGGTGCCGGCGGCATTCCACAACTTCCAGGTGTAGGTGTAGTCCGAGCCCTCTTCGTCAAGTTCTTCCCCGTTGCGGTACAGGACGGCACGCACATCCACATCGTTGGAGTTGTTTTTGATGGTAAAACCCTTCTGGCTGACCAGATCCACCGTGATGGGGTCGGACATATCGGTGAAAGAGATGATGTCACAAACCACCTTGTTGGCGGATGCGTTGCCGGTAGAGGTGTCGGTGTCCTTGATGGCACATTTGAACGTCTCGAAATTCAGTACGGCATCGGCCGTAATGGTGATTTCATTGGTCGTCCAACCCGCAGTGACACCACGAGGATTGGAAGAGGTAAGACAGGCCCAGCCTGCACCGAGCATCGAATTGTAGTAAGGGCACGACACCTTGGCACCGCTCTCGGCGGCGGCACTCAGCGTGGAGGTCAGGGTCACAATCTTGGAGGGGGTGTTGACCGAGGAAATGGTATATTGTGCCGAACCGATGGTGATTTTACCGCCCGCCTCCATATTGGCTACCGATGCTACGGTGATGGTGGATGCCCCGGAATCGGCCTTTGCAGTCAACGTGGTGTCAGCAAAGACGGCGGAATCCTTGATGCCCCAGGCGTAGGTCACGTTCGTCGTGTCTATCGTGGCACCGCGCCAAAGGTCGCAGTGTGCCTTGAGCGTCGGGACTTCGTCGTTCTTGAAAACCACTCCGTCCGGAGCATATGCCACAGCCACGATGGTGGCTCCGGCACTCAGGTGCTGGGTGAACTGTATTTCCGCGCGGAACGGTATCTCCAACCCATTGGCATCGATATATATCGCTTCAAACGCGTACCGTACCTGCGGGTCGGAGACGCTCATGTGATTCGCCTTTATTGTCAACGCATATTTGGCGGAAGAGGCGCCGATGGTACAAGAATCCTGTCCTGAGGTGATGGCCGTGCCGTTCTTGTACCACTTGGCCGTACCGCTCTTGATACCGGGGGTAAGGCTGGAGGCATTGCCCACGGAGGTTATCTGATCGACCGATGCCTTTCCGCTGACATAGAGCGAAGGAGTGAGTATCAGATAGGGAGAGGCCGCCCACGAGGGTGCGTAGGTGTTCGTGTCCTTGTTGAAGACCTGAGTGAGGGGCTGGGACGAACCGATGAACGCCTGTAAGGAGATGGCGTCGTTCTGGTCGATGATCGTTACTTGCCCGCGTGCTATTTTCAATGCCATAATTCTGTTATTCTATTTTGTTCGATATGGTTACCTCGCAATCAAACACGGCCTTGCGCCAAACATCATCTCCGCTGATTTCCAGTTCGCGGCCTTCATGCTGTCCGCAGTTCCAGAGCGCATCGGCCTGAGAATCCGAACTGACACGTGTCCAATGAAAATTACCGTCCGGAATCTGCTCCGTTATCTCTTCACCACCACGGTAGACCCGGGCCCGGAGAGTCGTGGATACAATTCCGTTACGAAAGGTTGTGCCATTTTCGGACTCTACATAAACAGTATAGGATGAATCCCCGTCGTAAAGTTTGAAGAAAGTGTGGGTGGCACAGATTTTTTCTGTTCCGACGGTTGCCGTGTACCGCAGGGTAAGCGTATCACGCCCTTCCCATCCGTGAAAAGCAGGAGCCATCTCGAACAGGGAACTGCGATTGCCGGCATCTTTCCATGCACCGTCGGAAGCAAGATATTCCCACAGTCTGCTTTCCGGTTCGAAATTGTATTCCACGGCAACCAGAGCTATCTGTGCGGGTTCTACAACAGGTGTCAGTGCATCGGAATAATGGAAGGCACTGCCTCCGGTCAGTGATACCGAGCGGGGTTTAAGCAATTCCTGAGTCTCTTCATCGAAATCCTCCCAACGGATAGTTACGCCTCTGAGTTCTATGGTGTCTCGCGTCCATTTGAAACGACCACCGGCGAAATGTCCCGTTCCATCGGGGTTGATGACAAACGAACCATCACGGGAGACTATTGAACCGTCTTCATTCAGGCTCAACAACGGATGCTGGATTGTTCCGCCGATTCCGCCCCGGTTGAACCAGGCTCCGTAGTCGTCGGTATCGTTCAGAACCTCATCGGTGGCCTGATACGGAGAGGCCGTAGTTCCCAGCTCCAACTGTGGCGCAGAGAGCAAGACGGGAAACGATGTGGACAAGACTATACTCAACTGAGGATTGTCCGAGGGGCGGAGCAGAAACGACATCTTGTGTCGTATCCATCCGTCAGCCGGGACTACTTCCAACGACACCAACAGATGTTCATCCTGATAAAACCGTATGGTTCCGGCTTCATCCGGGCGAATCCAGAGCGAGAAACAGCAGGGCTGTCCCAGATGGGCGGAACGCCATTCCCCGCTTTGGGCATAGAGCGAACTGTCGGTTTCAACCAACATGCAACGACCGATACCGGCCGGGGAAGCCTCTTCTACCTGCCGTGAACCGGAGAATGCACAAGAAAGGCTGTTCGGCAAGACATTTTTATGTATCCTGCCCACATAAAAGGTTGAACTGAAACCGTGTTCGTCGCCAGCCGTCAATGTTCCAGCGATATTGACATTGCGGGTAGCATAAAGATTCTGGAAGTAAGCGCCGTACCCATCCAGAAGACCGAATACAGGATCCACGATGCCGGAGAGCTTGCCTACGCGACCTTTGGTGGCTCCGGTAAAGCCCGAAACGGAAGAAAGGCGGACAATATTCAGATCGGCCACTTCGCACCAATTCCCGACTTTGTCAAGCAGGGTGCGGCAGTCCATGACCAGACTGCGGCTGTAGCGTCCGGGATATTCCACCGTGCAGACCCACAACTTGAATTCCCAATCCGACGACACGGTAACAGTCCCTTGTGCATCATACTTCTCTCCGTTCGTGTAACCGAATTTGAGCGCCATGCTGCCTGTACCGGCTGAAGCGCGCGCACGAAAGGAGACCAGTAGACGTTCGGGGTGGTCCACGTTTTCTTCCAGTATCTGTTTCAGTCCTCGGGTTCCATCTACTGCCGTAAGGCAGGTCATACGCATGATACGCTCTGCACCCGGGGCGGATGCCCGGTATTCAGCCGCAATCCCTTCACCGAAAACGGCGTATTTCGTTTTATCGGGAATATCCACCGTTCCCCCGTCCTGAACAGGAAAGCATAGAGAGCGCTCGGTTGCCATTCCGTCAATGACATCCATGTACGGAGCCTGATCGTCGGTTGCCGTAAGGTAGAGCGCTCCGCTGCGTGAAAGGTCACAAAGACTCGTCAAACGCACAAAATCCAGTAATTCTCCGCTGCTCGGTTCGTCTCCATCGAGCAAGGCTCCGACAAAATAAGGAGAGTCCTTGCCCGAAATAACATCCACGCCGCTTTCCAGCACCGCCATCAGGGAGTATACGCTTCTATCCCGCGCCACATATTGGCGCCGGACGATATCTCCGGCCTGTAACCCTTGTGTCTTGTGCGAGTCCGGGTCAATACGGATTTTATATTTGGGACAGATGTATTCGGACATGTTCAGGCAATCTTTTCTACCTGGTCTCCCGAGCAACTGTCGCTGACCCAAAGGGAACCGTTGGTAGCATTTATCTTCATGACTTCGAACTCATACGCACGGAACTTCTTGCGCGCCACGATTTCGTCAAAGGTGGCGGTTACGCTGCCGGTGGTAAGGTTGGTCTGTATGGCCCACCCGCTTCCTGCAAATCCCGAGGAGAAGAACTCGGACGAGAGCGCTCCTTTGAAAAAGCTGTTTCCGTAGTGCTTGATGCCTTCAGTAACGGCCTGTAGACGCAATGCTTCAGTCAAGTATAGGATTCCGTCGGTCAATCGGGTGTACGAACCGTCGATGCCGATGTGACCGCGTGCTTCCAGAGGTGTATCCACCGTGATAAAGTCCCCGTCCGTGGTAATAAAGAAACTTTCGCTCCTTCGGTTCTGTGGAGCGTACAGACTGGTCGATGACCGGTGTCCCAGAAATGTGCGGCGGGGAATCAGAACCTGCGATTGCGCTTCATCATAGGCGACGGGTGAAGAAAGGGCCAGACCACCGTTTTCTCCCCGTATCAGAAACCCGCCTGATGAACCCAGCCGAAGGTTCTTATGAATGACTATACCTTCATCCGACGCATCTACACGATAGGACGACAGCAGTTCTGCACCGTAATTATGCCGAACGGTCAGAGAGCCCGGGAAACAGGCTTTACCATACGGGGAAAGCATCAGGCATTCTCCGTCCAGGTCGGAGAGACCCGAGAACAGACGGATCTTCGGGGTCTGTTCGGTTCCCAGAAGCAGATCTCCCCCCAAACTGCCCAACTGTATCTTGTCCCGGTCCGCACGCACAAGCACGGGCGTACCGCCGATACGGATACCGTAACCGTCCAGGAATGACAAGAAGCCGCTCAAAGCCACATCTTCTCCGGAGAAGGTAAGCAGACTTTTGCCGTCATCACCGAGGCTCACTCCTTGCAGGGCTTCCAGACCTCCTTTCAATGCGGAATTACCAGACACGGCAAGGTCGCGACGGACGGTCGCATCCTGCATCTCCCAGTTTATATGTCCCAGGTTGGCGTTCCCCTGATGATAGACCTGCATACCTCCGACCAGCAGGTGTGTCGGTGAAATGACAATCCCGCTCTCCTCATCGCCGAAAATCAGTTTCCCGGAAGAATGGATTTCGCCATCCTTTAAATCGATCGTCGGTGCATCCAAGGTTGCCACGCCTCCGTCTGCGTCATAACGAAGTACCTGACGTCCGCCAAGATACAAACTGTCACCACCGATACGCAGCGTTCCGGTCAGGCGTATGCCATATTCCACACCTGTAACAACCCCTTCCTCGTCTAACTGTTCCTGTACATAGGTCTCCAGAATTCGGGTATTATGTACCCCGGCTTCAAAACCATATTGGGCACGCAACAGGCCGGTCATGTCTCCGCCTGATTTTTTCAGATACTCCAGCATCAGCCCGCCACCCCCGGAAGCTCCTTCACCGGCTACGGCACCCGCAATGGCGGACGCAAAACCATACGCAGTGTTTTTCAGACGAATGCTGGTATCATCTCCCTCCACAATTCCGTAGGGATGTTCGTCATCTTTCTTCTGCTGGGAATTGAAAAAATTATGATATAGCTGGGAATAAATCGAGTAACAGAGGCTCGATTTGTCCAATGCTTCGATATCGGGATGTAGTTCTACACTCATTTGGTATAACTGGTTTTGGAAAGGAACTTTTGTATACGGGATGTCAGGGAGATAAAGTTGGGGAAGTTAATCGGCGACATCGTTCCCATCAAGGTCGGTGTCATAACTTTGCTGCATTCGGTCATAAAGTCAAGCATCAGTTGGGCAAGCTCGTTTCCCAACACCAACGGTTCGGTAGCGTTCTCATCCCCCAAGGCAACCTTATTGTCGGCGACCGATATGGTTGTGGAATTGACCTTTTGCACCACCTTGTCTGCCGTCTGTTTAACCTCCGATTTGTCCACCGTGTGGGTGATGGTCTCCGCATCAATGAAAACGGAAGCCTCCTTGTCCTGGTCATTTTTTACGGTCGTAACTGCGGAGGTCGGGGTATACTTTGTGATGGCTTCGTTGCCCGTAGCCTCCAACTCGTCGTAATCCGGAGAAGAGTCGCTGGAAGGATCCAGTCCCTCCATTTCCGTGACCCCGATGATTGCTTCTTGGCGAGCGTTCAGGCGGAGAATGTTCACATGCGAGAAATTCACCACATAGGCATAACGAGTGGCGGCATCCATGAATATGGTGACGTCGGAAAAGAGTGTGGGGACAATGAGGAATCCTTCCTTGTCGCTCGTGGCGGCGGAAAGCAATACCCCCTTATGGATGACCGGCTCGGCGGATGCAGTCTCATCCGGATACTCTCCTACGTCGATAGTGCCGGCGTATTCCGAATACTCACTGTCGGAAGGATCATCATGTATTTTGGCTACATAGCCGTGGACCATACGAGCTGTTCCGATTCCCGACATGCCGCCAGGAGCCAGATCAATGCGTTCCATACTGCGCCCAAGGGCTATCTTGCGGATCGCTTCACGGATGAGAAGCTGGTTGGATTTATCTGCGGACATGTTTTTTTTGAAAGAATAGTCCGTAGACAGTCAGATTGGTTGCCAATTATTTTATATCATTTTACTTGGAGGTCGTTTCTATAGCTTTGTTCTGAAGTATATTGGATATAATTATCCCGTCAAAAATTTTAACAGGGATAATGTGTGCCTTGGGAAGGATTAGAAATGCTGAGTGTGCCCCACCATTCCCGGTGTTATCCTGTTATTATAGTGATTAGGAAGTAGCGCATTTTGAATGAATTATTCCCCTCCGATTGACGATGACGCATTCTTGTTGATCGATATCACCACATAAAATCTACCAGCTCCCTCTTAAAATTCGATCCAAAAGGCTCTACTGATCTTGTAGAGATAATAAAGGATTGTTAGTGCGCTAATTTTGCCGATAATTTAGATAAACAATCCTTTTTTGTGCATAATATCAATCATAAACTGGATACAACGCAGTGAAATAAAGTTTTTATTTTCCTATGCTTTGGTAAAACTTGCAAATGACGGTTCCCTGTCTTTTTGATTGCTTCGATACAGAACGTCCAGTCTGATTCTATTGGTTTTGAGTCCATGAAGTAGTCTTCACCACCATCTATATCTGCCATCTTTTCACGAATAGCAAAGCAAAGAGATGCAGTGAATTTTCGTCGGTCATTATATTGCCGACGGGATATCAAGTGGGGTATCTCTAATTTATACACTCTCAGTTTAACAAACCAAAGAGATTCGCCGTCAATACCAATGGATTCAGAAGCTGTATTATGAGCAACTACTTCTAAGGAACGACGCCACATCGAGATATATTCCCTTGCTCGTTGACCAATTTTCCGCAAACAACTTGCAAATGTCAAGATATTTTACGAATATTGTATATAAATATATGCATATATAGATGCAAATTGATTGAATGTCGATAATATACTAATAATCAATACCATTCACATCTATTTAGTTGTAAATCTTTTATGATTTTAATTCAGTCAACAGGTAAGTTATAAAATACGAGAACGGTTTACGTGAGTTGATATACTTAGGTTGTGTAAGTTGGTGATAGACAATGTGGTTTCATAAAATCTTGGCATATCGTGAACATATTAGTTGATATTGATTGTTCTTGATTGATATTAAAGCGATTGACACCATATCACCCCTGAAAAACCTTTCTGCTTTACAAACATTCGCATTGATTCACAGGCTATTTTTATGTAGCTGTGGTTGTAGGTTTGGACTACAAAACATTAACAAACTAAGAATCAGTGTGCTATGTTTACAATTATGCTCAAGGGAGCCCCCGATAAGAACCGTCCGGACATGGTCAAGATCACGATGATCATTTACCGTCCCGGTTTCAACCGAGTCCCCAAGGTTCTTCCAGTCACGGGCCCGTTCAAAAACTGGGACCAAGGCCAACAACGCTTCAAGCCTCGTACGGAAAATGCGGCTGCCAACAACGCTCTGCTGTCGTCCACCGTCAATAAATACACCCAGATCGGTAATACATGGGACGAGCAAGGCGTGGCATGGACTCCCAAGGAACTTTCCCACTATTACGACAAGCCCCGCGAGCTTATGCTTCGTGAGACGGTCATCCCCACCGTCGAGCAGGTCTATAAACAGTGGATACAGGAGATTCGGAATACGAAAAAGATGAAGAACGGCCACGAGGTTCCCTGCGAGTCCTACGCCCAAGCTAACGAGCGTATCCTCGAATTTTTGACCCGTTTCGTCCGGGAGAAATACGGACGTTCGTTCTCCAATCTTCAGTTTACGGATATTACCGAGCAGTTTCTGAAAGATTATGTCTTCTTCATCGAATCCGAAGGAGCCAAGAGGAATTCTCGCGGCGGTCTCCGTGGCAAGCTTCACTCGCTGTATCAGGTAGTCAAGAAAGCCTCGAAAAAGAATGTCCCGGGTGCCGACCTCGACGTGTTCATCTGTACCAACGAGAAGTTCCGTGAGGTGGAGACCACGCCGAGTACGATTTCCATGGGTCTGCTGCGGGCCATGGAAGCTATGGACCGCAGCCTGCTCTCGAAGACGGAGAGCTATTGCCTCGACTTATTCCTGTTCTGCTTCTATTGCGGCGGCATCGCCCCGATCGATGCCGCCTATCTGACATGGGCTTGTATCGACATGAAGAAGCGTAAAATTACCTATGAGCGGATTAAGACTCCCAAAAAGGCCAAGCCACCCTTCGTTCCGCGTGCGGAGGCTATCGCCAACAAATACCGCAACGAGTGTTATGCGGACTTCGTGCTGCCGATCTTTTCGGCACGGCACGATACGCATATCCGGAAGAAAAACCGTGTCAACCATCTTTGCGGCGAGGTCAACAAAACCCTGCGCCGTATCGTGAACCTGTTGGGTTATGACGAGGAGATTACGTGGTACTCCGCACGCGGTACCTACATCACGATGATGGTCGACAAGAAATACCCTCCGGGCGTGGTTGCCGAACACAGTGGCAACAGCGTCATTACGATCTACAAGTTCTACTGGAAAAATCAGAATGAAAGCGACATTATCGCCGAATTGTGCGAAGAGTTTCGCGATTAAACATTTTTTCGTACATTCACGCTATCCTTTGCAATCAAACACATAAAACGTAAAGCACATGAAAGAATTACTGGAAAAGATGTATGCAGAGATGGATGCGGTCAAGACGAACGCCCAACTCCAGCACGAAAACGGAAACAAGGCTGCCGGCATGCGTGCCCGCAAGGCGAGCCTCAATCTCGAGAAACTCCTCAAGGAATTTCGTAAAGCGTCCCTGACAATCGGAAAATAAAGAAAACCGATACGATGAGAAAGGCGTGAAGTTCAATCCTTCACGCCTTTTTGCATCCTATTCTTCGGCTTGTCCGTATTCCGACGGTTTGCGCCTGCACAACTCGTCGTACTGCTTTGCCGTCATCTTGAAATCGGTTACGTCGAAATCGAGTATCTTCCACCAGTAGCGGAACGAGAACCCTGTCTCCTGCGACGGACGTTTGGTCTTGCACAATTTGTCTATCGCTTCGGGACGCAGATTCAAAGATGTCGCCGAGTCTTTCAGCGTACGATAGATCCCGATCAACTGCAGGGCGTTGTCGAATACCAGGACCTTGAATGTTCTCGGTTCGCGCTTTTTGCGCTGCCGCCCCTGCTTCGAGCGTTTAGCAGTCCCGATACCCGGTTTGCGTCCTTTGCGTTTGGGCTCCGTTGCCGAAAACAGTTTCTCAGCCGTCTGGGCGAGCATCGGCATAGGCGCAACCTTGTTCAGCCAGTGCACCTCGTCTCCGGATACACTGAAGGCAACGCTTTTTCGTCCCTCCAGTTGTTGCGCATCGAATTTGCACCAATGCACGATTCCCTCTTTTTTGTCGACTACGATCTCCACGACCAATTCATCGCCGGGGGCAAGTTTGTCGAGCCGTATCCTATTGGGCTGTTTCGGTTCGCTGCTGCGGCGTTTGCGCAGAACTACCCGTTCTCTGACTACTGCCATGACGATTATTGATTTCTGATACTGTCGGCAAACTCCTTGCTGGGTTTATAGGCCGGTGTTTCGTGAGCCGGTATTTCGATCGTTGTCCCCTTACTGATGTTGCGCGCTTTCTTGGAGGCTTTCTTCTTGCGGAAGAAGGTTCCGAAGCCGCGCAACTGGATGGAAAACCCTTCGGCGATCGCCTCCTTGACCAGAGCAATGAAGGTTTCGATAACCGTTTTGACATCCGCTTTGTTCAGGCCCGTACGGCTGGCAATTTCGCTGATCATATCGGCCTTGGTTACGTTTTTCTGATTCTGTGCCATATCATAGTAATTTTGAGAGTTTATACAAATGTAGCAAATATTTGACAGCTAAATCGTTAAGACTGTAATTAAATCACGCACAATTACGGAGGAAATAATTACAAACCGCCGATAATCATCGGATTAGCCTGCGATTTAATTTTACTTTTTCTGAATAATATCCGTTTGTATCGATTTCCGCAACGATCCCAAGACTATTCCGGCTAAGATTTGTTGCCCCAATAAAGACTATTCAATACATCCGCGGAGATGACTTTACTTGAGGTGTGGAGAAAATAACAGCGACGGTTCCGCTGGCGTTTTCAGACAGACCGAACCTCCATCCGGCCGAGAGTTTTATTTTTTCGGAGACCGTCGCTGTAAGATGCAGGGGCTGCAGGAATATGCAATAATAATTTAACCTAAAAAATTCAAAATTTATATTCCTGTACCACTTTCGCCAACGGCCTCACGGCCCATGCTTATTCGTGCCCCTGCAAGGGAAATAGAAGAGATGTACCATCCGCCTGCATCTAATTCTGAACATGATGATTTTTTTGACACGATGATCCGCTCTCCGGATCGTTTCGATATGTAGACTGGTAAATTTGCAAAGAAGGCAGGCCCCGGTGAGCGATTTTATTTCTTCGATGTAGAAGAAAAAGAGGGGCCTGCCGGCGTCGGGATGGGGACACGACGCATGCTGTGTAAAAATAGAGGGCCGGGCCGACGGAGTGGTTGCAATCTGACGCCTCGAGGATTGCATAGACGGCCCGCCCTCTAACTGGTCTGAATGGGACTGACTACTACGAAAAAGTCTGAAATCGGTCGCATATGAGACTATTGAGTGTCGACAGCCCGTCGCAGTCGCCATAAGACACGACAAAACCTGACGAGCCATGCCCGCCGGATAAACCGTGCTGGTTGGATGTAGGCGCGACCGCAACATATTGCAGAGAATAAAAAGTAAACGTTCCTGTTTCCCGGTTTCCCGGCCTCACCTCATAAAAAGAGACGCAGGTACAACTCCGTTCACTGGTACTGAGAACATTCGCGGCAGCTGCCCTTACGCCCATGTGCTCTTGCGAACTTTTCACGGGCCGGGTACATTGTACTTACATCCGTCCAATAAAAAAGCACGGGACGCAGGTACAACTTTCCTCTGTCGGCCTCGCGAGCCTTAGTACGGTCATCGTCCTTACGCCCGTGCCGCCCGCGGCGCAAGGCCGCAGGCATAGCAAGGGTTTCAGACAAATTTTATACCGTACTATTCTGTTAATAACAGTCGCGAGTTTACAGAGGTACAAAGGTTTGTCTTAACCTTTATTTCTTGTCAATATGTTACGGTCTTGCCGTGGAGCAAAGATAACATAAAACTTACAATTCGTTTATGCTATCCGCAAAAAACGGAGCGTGAGTCTGTGCCATATTCAGTACAGGCTCTGGAAAGACCGCAGAAGATACAGCACAAGAGCCCACGCCCGTAAGGTCGTAGCTGAATGAAACCCGAATACGGACGTGGGATTCACGACCCGTTGGGCTTCCCTGTGCTTCGTTCTTCGAAAAAAAGCTTCCAGACTTTGTACTGAAACGAAGTACACACGTCCGCCTATTCGCGGACCGCGTGCACAAATGTAATTATAAAATCTTTTCTAACAATATGTTTAAGTCTGAAATTTTATCGTTCCGGCCGAATATGTCGATTTCGGAACGAAATAAAATATCCGAATAAACGAAAGGTCGAGATCCCAGCCCCACGAATCGCACCGTGCGCAATCTTCGGGCCACCCTGTTTCCGTGTGACCATACGAGATAGCACATGGCTTTTTTTGACGGGTTCATGTCAGCCACGGATTCTTCCACGGGTCGTAGTCGGCCTGAAAGGTCGCCATCTGCCAGTCCATGACCTCCTTTTTGTCCTCGGCGATCTTGCGCGGAATCTGCGGGTTGATCCGCAGTTTGGCCGCGTCTTGCAGCCACTTCATCGAATCCTCATGGTCTTTGATACGCGTGGTGCTGACGTTGTTCGGGGCGATGAGCTTCGTGAGCTCGTACACGGCCAGCCGCACCATGTGCTTCTTGAGGTTGTAGTTGCGCGGATCGCGCACGACCAGATTCACGCCCGCCTGCGGCTCGTCCGCATTGACGTCGATCTCCGGATACCATACCCGCCCGTCATAGACGACATACTCGTGGTCGGAAAGCTCGTAACCGTTGTACTGCGGGTCGTATTCGGCGATTTCGCCCCAGTTCGGGGAGTCGGCGGGCGTGAGATTCGCATCGAATCCCTCGACGGAGGTTACGGCATAGAACGTTCCGCCGAACTCGGCCACCTCCCACAGGGCGTACTCGCGCGGCACCCACGGCTGCGGGTAGGCTTCGAGCCATCCGGAGGCCATCGGCAGGCGGATGTTGCCGAAGTCGTAGCCGTTCTCCGCCAGACACCGGTAACAGAGACCGTTGTAGGCGACCATATCGCCCGGACGATAGGTCTTGAACTGTGAGTAGCCGGGCGTGCTCTCCGCGAAGACGTTCGGATCGGAAGACTCCTCCCAATAAGCTACGGACGCCGGGGCTTTATAGCCGCTGATGGAGCGGATTACCTCGTGGATCTGTCCCTCGTAGTAGAGGTAGGCTCCGACGGGGAACGATATGCGGCGGTCGTAAGCGGCGATATACTTGCCCTTGTAAAGCTCCCGCTCGATCTCGTAGTTCTCGCTCAGGTGCTCGACGACGCTCATCTCGGCCGACTCCTCGGCCTGCGCCAGACGCTCGGCGTTGCCGCGCGTGATCTGCGACAGAGCCTCGGGCGAAATGACGCTCAGGTAGTCGTTGTCGTTGAGAAATCTCCGATACATGGTCCGTATGTGTAAAAATTTTCGGTTTTTCTTGATATGTTTCCCGGACATGTAAAGAAAACGGCGTTTTCCTTTACATGTCATCAATAGCAGAACCCCTCGTGCAGCACGGCGGTCGACAAGATCCCGACGTCGCTGTCCTCGCCGTTCTTGAAGCGGTACCAGTTGTCCCGCAGATAATAACACAGCAAATAGTCGAGGCAGTCGGACAGGTGTCCGTACTTCTCGAATTTCACGCCCGTCTTGCTGTCCACGACCTTTTTCTTGGCCTTGGTGCCGTCGTCGTTGCGCAGCTGGTAGATCAGGTCCTCGGTAAGCCTGCGGCAGCGCAGGTCGATGCGTATTTCCCAGCCGTTGTATCCGTCGAAGACCTGATTCACGAAGTCGCAGCGCGTAACCTGCGGCGGCTGTTTCTTCAGAAGTTTCAGTTTGGGCCGCAGCACGCCGCCGCCCAGCGTGTCGAGGATCTGCGTATAGTTGTTGATCCCCTCCTTGTTGGTCGTCGAGCGCTGCAGGCCCGAAGGGTCGCCCGTAACGTCTACGCCGCCGACGTGCTTGTCGCGGTATAACTTGCCCCGCAGCTTGCGGCTCAGCGCCGGCGTGTTGTTTTCCTTGGTTTCGGGCTTGCCGAGGATCTCTTCGAGGATATAGACCCGCTTGCGGTCGTAGTCGATCTGTGCCGTCAGCACGGACATCTGCGGTGCGACGTTGAAGTCCCAGACCGTGATGAGCGGTTTCGAGGGGTCATACACCTGTTCCTTGAGGTTCGGCACCAGATGGCGCGAGCCGTCGAAACGGTTGTATATGGCCATGTCGTTGGCTTCTACATAATCCCAGTTGCCGTAGAGCAGACGTTCCTTGGTGGCCTAATCGCTGATCTTGTTCAGAGCCGCCTCGTAGGTTTGTCGGAAAGCGATGTCGGGATTGTCGAACACCGAGAAGGGCACGTAATATTCGCCCTCGCGCGGGATAACCTTGTTCCCGTCGTCGTCCTGCACGAAGCGGCCGCGAATCCAGTTCGTCGTGGGGTTGGTCGTCATCAGCATCTTCGATACGCCGAGCGTCTCGTGCACCCTCCAGCGGATACGCGAGAAGAGCACCTCTATCGCGCGTTGGGAGATCTCCGAGCATTCGTCGACGCCTACGGCGCTCACCTCGATGGAGCCGAAGCGCTCGAAATGCGGGTCGGAAGGCAAATCCGCCATTTCGAGCATCAGAATGACCGAGCCGTTCCAGAACTGGAGCGTGCCGGCCAGATTGTTGACCTTGTAGTGGACGTCCTCTGCCAGCCCCCAATTCTTGACCACCGCACGGACGGTGTTCCATGTGGATTCCTTGAGACTTTTGAGGGTCTTGCGGGCGATGACGGCCCGGAAGTCCGAGAAACGCAGACAGCAGCTCACAAGCCACACCGACATCAGATACGATTTGCTCAGCCGCCCCCAGCCGCGCCTCCGCCGAGGATCAGCTGGGGGATATTCGAATTATGACATTGCGAACAAACGGGTTTGTACTGCGGATTGCCGTTCTGGTCGACGCCTACGAGCTGCTGGATGATCTTTCCTCCGCACAGGTGGCATTCGGGCTGCAGGAGCTTCCACAACTCGTACTGCTTGGGCGAAGGCTGGAAGTCGATGTGCAACCCTTCCGGCGCTTTGAGTTTTTTCAGCGCCATTGCCTATGCGATCTCTACGGTTACATCGTCCTGTCCTTCGATTCGGGCGATGAGCTCCTGCAAGGTCGCGCGCGAGTCGAGGACTTTGCCCTTGACCCTATTCCGGCCCACGATAAGGCAGCCGGCCGAGTCGTCGGCCGTGTTGCCGCTGTGGATCAGGATGCCCAGAAAGTGCGGCACGTCGTGCAGGTACGGCAGTCGCCGTTTGAAGCGCGGGCTGTACTCCATGGTCAGCCGATAGCATCCCGCGGGGATTGCCGTGCGGGCATAGACTTTCCTTTTACACCGGCAGGCGGCGCCGCGCGGCGTATCGGGACACGAGACCGGCAGTTCGCGAACAGGGTCTTCGAGCGTATCGCAGAAATACGATCCGTCGATATGGAGACGGCCGATCGTATAGTTCGGCCCCTTGAAAATACGGGTTACGGTGATATGCAT